ACCTCGGTCATTTTCTGACTAATTTACCTTATTGGCAGATACACTATACGTCAACAGCCTTAGTAAAAAAATGCTGGAACCTTACACCTAGCTATACGGCCGTTCATCCATCCAGTACCATGTGGTCGCTGTTTTGTCGCCAAAGTAATTGCCCTGTAAAATGCGACTTAGAATACTCGAAAGACCTGCTCAGCAACTTTCCCATAGACTTACCACTATGGTACAAAGCTCAAGAACTCGCCGGACCCGTAAACTTCGAAGAATACATTGACAATCATGTCGAACCTAAGAATAAGTCTGCATACAAGAAAGGTCTAGCCAATTTCAAGGCGACATCACAATTGCGGACTATGTACCGAATGTTCCAGAAAGGGAAAGAAGTCGCGTTTAGGCCAATTAAAGGCTTGCGTGCAGAGAGAGATAACAAACCGCGATGTATTTGCTTACCTTCCTACGAGATACGAAGTGTGTGCGGTGCTACAGTCCACACACTGAATCGTGCTATGAAGCATTACAATCGTCTTGAAAGAATGAAGTTATACCAGCGGGGTTTGATAGGAAAACACTTGCTAGATTGTGGCTGGCTACAGGGTGAAACTCCGGATTCTTTTGTAGCTATGTTAGAACGAGTTATAGCCGGTTTTGCTGACCCCGTATTCATAAATCTAGACAATTTCCAACATGATTCGTCTCAGGATGGTAAATTCATGAAACTCATTGACTGTGTTTACCTTTCAAATATAGGGCCGAGTTTAGCGGCAGCCGGAATCACGAAAGAGCAAGTTCTCAAAATAATGAAGTTTCTGTCAAGCGTCGACAACAAAATAAGGCTAGACCTTAATAGCAGGGAGTTAGGCTTCAAGAAAGCGTTTACAATATGTCTAGTCACCCTTAAGTTGTCCGGTACCGTATTCTCTGGTGATCCAGCTAAGACTTCATGGGGTAACACCACCAGAATGTATCGTATAATGACCGCTTTGGCCATTAAGTTTGATTATATACGCGACTATTGGTCAGCACATGCAGGGGACGACTCCATGCATATTATTGAAAGACACCAACTACCCAAATTTAAGGCGGCCATAGCCGAAGCCTACGCAACCATGGACGACCTTGAAAAGCTAGATCTTGAGGACATACCTCTGTTTAAGGGAGTAGGTATGATCATTAAGGAGATTAATATTAATGACAAGGCGTGCATATTCACGTCGAGAATAATTACTCTAGTAGGGTCAAACTTTACACTTATGCGGATTCCCCACCGCATGATTAATACAGCTGTAATCACAGACACTATCGAGAGAAAAATATTTACAGAAGCTGAGTTCAATTCTGTGATAACTGACCAGTTAGCCAATCATTCCAAGGGAGACCCAAATTTGTTGAAGATAGCTTTGGTTAGGATGATGCGTATGCCGCACACCTTCTTATCCCCCCGACTAACCGAGAAATATGCTCGACATTCTAATGCCGCTCATATATATCTCCACGGGATTGCGAATGGTCAGGATATAGCATTAGGTAATCGTGACGTCGGTTACGAATTACTACGTGTGAACGCATCACCAGAGCTCATACTTGAGCACTGGCATCGAGGGGATCTTAATTCGTAATACTACATCCCACTTGATCGTAGTATCCCGTTAATATTACTCATTATTTGTTCATATTAGCCCC